TCCATTGCTGGAGAGTTAGTTTTTGTACCTCATCTGGCAAGATGCAGAGACGATAAAAAGGAGGTCTCCGCATCAATTGCAGATATAACTTTTTAGGAAATGGTTTATCCTTCTCGCTAGAAGGATTTTTATTGATGTGGTTGGTAGGTTTATTTGATGTAGCCATTTTCAACTAACCATTCACGAGTTTTGGGAGTGGGTTCATAGTCAGTCCACATTGTACCACGAGCACAGGATTGAAGTGCTTCCATAGTCATCTTTTCAGTGCGACCTGCCCAACCTGCTTCTGCTTCCCATGGCACAGCATTTGATGGGTATGTACGTTCTGCTAGTGTGCGCCATAGCATAGGGACACTCTCTTCAGGTTTGATGATAGCAATCAAACTATTATCAATCGTTCCTGCCATACAATCTTGTGCAGCATGCCATCCTTCATGTCTCATTACCATCATGAGTGTACTGGGATCACCCATATAATCCTCATTGAGGAAAAAATTATTTCCTACAGTGTGGTATACACCACGGTGTTCTTTAGGGAAATACTTGGAATCAGAAATAAAGACTTTCACACCTACTTGATTCAATGACATCAACATCGTGTTGAACTCATGTGCAACTGATGTAAACTCCTCGGTATTAGGATACTGAGAAGAGATATCAAGCATAGAAAATACTTCCCTTACACCATCAGTGCACTCTTGAAGAAGCATACACCCCATGGCATCCATGGTTTTATAACCTTGGGTGATCTTATCTTGGTTTGGGTCGGAAAGGGCAGGTAGGGCAACCACTGCCGCAGCAACCGCTGCTGTAAGAAATTTTTTCATTCAGAATACTTAGAGTCAGGTTCAAGAGCGATAAAGTATCTAAGTTTGAAATCTTCATTGACAAACTTAGCAAGTTTCTGGGAAGAGATTAGGACTTGATAGTCCTTAGGAATCAATCGGATGTTCTCAATTTTGAAATTGAAAGAGAAGTTGTTTTCAGTTTCACCCACTTTGATTGAATACTCGTTTGAAGTATCGTTCTTACGATCACTAACCACAAGTTTCACAATTCCATTACCACCAACAACTGACAAGTCAGGCAGTTGCATGATTGCAGAGGACTTCATGATTCGAGTAAGATCACTCTCACTCAGATCAAAAACAACTTCCTGTGAAGGAAGTTTCATCTCTTTTTCTGGAGGAGCAATGATTACGCTAGGGTCAGAGAAAAAGAACTTTGCTCGATTTTGTGCTCCGTCTTTGATAAGGGCATGACTAGTATTACTAGACACATCAATATCAGGAGACTTGTAAAGAGAAAGTGTATTCAGGAACTGTGGTAGGTCATAGATAGCAAAGTCTCTGGGGATATGCTCATCAATTTCTGCCTCCGCGAGTACGTTTTTCATCACAGAAATCGTACGTAATGTGTTGCCTTCCTTGAAGAACAGCGACTGATTGATGGTCGTAAAGTTCTTCAGAATTTCAAGGGTCTTTTCAGACAGTCTCATAGTGTCACGAAGTTTCATCGTAGTGGCGGGGATACCATATTATATCATCACGCTTTCAAGCAGTCAACCATAAAAAAAGAGGGTACAGACCCCCTCCCTTTTTATATTGGATTGTAGACTGGCGTCATCATTCCGCCATCTGGTGGTCCGTCATCGTCTTCATTAGTTTGTATGAAGAGCAGCATAAAGAATAGGGGTGTCAAGAGAAAGACAATTGTCTGTGCCCATTCTATACTCATGACTTTATTTTCTTTGGTGTCATTGATGCTGCTACCGCAATTGGGATCAGCATGAATAACGCTACTGCAAAGAATCCCATCAAAAAATGCCAGGAATGATTTGCCCAGTTGTTGCGTAAGCACCCATTGCGGCAATGACTCCGATCATTGCTGCCCAACCGTTGATGCGTTCTGCTCTTTCGTTCATGAGTTTTCTCCTAATGTGAGATAAAATTTGGTTTGATCTGATGGTGCGTTCTCATAGAATGAGATATCACCGTAAGTTTTGTGGTCTTTGTATCCAACCATACGACCTTTCGTATTTTGGATTGCTCCCATCATGGCAATGATTAGGAAGATTGCAGGTGGTCCAATGATAAGAGCACCACCAATTACATAATAAGTGAGAAGTTCAATCATAGATCGATTTTCAAATCGAGAATAGTAACAGACCGTGTAGGGATTTTCACTCTACTTTTTTTTGATTTTTCTACAAGTTCTATGTCGCCAGGACCACAGTTAGTGACTGGAGAACTAAACATTCCTGGTACAGGAATGGCGGGAGAACAAGCAATCAGAAATTCAATCATCAGAATCCGAAGACACCAAAGAAAAATACGCTACCACTGACACTATAAGAGATAACAGCAGCAACAAATCCAAGCATAGCAGTCCGTCCATTCAACTTCTCTGCTTTTTCTGCATATGTCTCGTAACCATAACGTTGTGCATCGGTTTCAGAGATGTACATTTGTGGTTCTCTGGCGAACATGTTTGTCCGTCCACCATCTTCAGTTGTTACAGTCATGATACACTCCGTAATGTTTCTTCACATATTATATAGGAAATCTAAAGTTTTGTCAAGTTATCAGTCGTCGTTCCTGCCATAACGGATACAGGTCTTTTGGTTTTCTACTGATGCTCTACACCACTGCCTCACATAAGAATCTGCATCCACAGTCATTCTAAGGTGAGCATCGTTGTGGACCACCCCTATGAATGCTATTACTCCGAACATCAGGAGTGAGGTCATCACCCCTGGATTCGTTATGAAAGTTATAAAATATTTTTTCATTCTACTCAGTATACCACGAAGGCAGATTAGCAATCATCCGAGAAGTTTTCTGTTATATTACCACCGATTTCAGATGCTTTATCTTGTGTAAAGATTGCAACTATACCACCAAGGACAGGACCCACATAGGGAATACCAATAAGAGTAGAAGCAACACCAGCACCTACGCTAGCTCCTACAACTCTTCCTGTCTGTTTTCCACCACCTACCGCCTCTATACACGCGACGGACTTCTGGTTTGCACTGTCGGTACTCCCTTCGATCTTTGGGAGAGGACCTCCTTCCATATTCAATGTCCCCTCCATCGTATATTGTTCGTTAGTATACTGTGTCCGTGCTTCTCGGGACATCTCACGACCACCACCAAACAAACCACCAGGTTTATCAATAGAACGATCTAAATCTAGAGACTGAGTTCTTTGAAGAATTTTTGGATCGTTAGCATTATATCTAACACTGTATCCGTCAGAGTTTACCTTAGCTTCGTATGAAGAGTATTCGCTTACTGGTAAGTTTAGATTAGGAAGTTGTGCTTTCTTATTAGCCAACAATCCAATCAAAGAAATGTGACTAACCCCAAGTACAGTACCCAATGCTAGAGCAATCCACTTTAGAGGATTGGACTGCTTAGGACTTTTTTCAGTAATAGTTACGGTAGCAGTATTGTCATCTTTGGGTTCAAACATAACAGGCTAGCTTTGCATCTTATTTAGGAAAGACATAAAAAAAGGGACCTTTCGGTCCCTTCTCTTGAGCATTTATCAGAACGAGTACTTCGTTCCAAACTCAACCTTCCAAGAAGTGGTGTCATTCTCCTTGAAGGTGTTGATCCACTTACCGTAACCAGAGAAACTATCAGTGATCTTCATGCCGGTACCGACTTGAATCACGCTGAAATCTTCTTCTACTCCAGTATTGTCACTGTAAGCACGACCCACGCCACCTTCCACATAGGGAGTGAAGCGACCAACTTTCTCGCCGTAACCGACGCGAACTTGGTGGGTACCTTTAGAGTAGTCGTCGTCAGTGCCGACGAATTCGTGCTTGGTCTTTACATAAGGACCAGCAAATGCTGGAGCAGCAGAGAGAGCTGCTGCACCAGCAGCAAGAGCGATAGCAAATGCTTTCATTTTAGGGTATTATAGATTTACTGTTTGCGTTGATCAGAAGTTGAACTTGACGCCCAGTTTACCGCCGTATCCACGGTCGATGTTGCTGTCTCCACTGCCCAAGAAGGACACTTCACCATATGCACCCAGTGAATCGGTTACAGCGAGTCCAAGACCTGCCTTACCTGAAGGAACAGTGTCGCTCTCAGCGCCATCGGGCGAGACAACGCTAGCGCCGCCCTGCACGTAGTACGATGCAGAATCACCAAGTGCGCCTTCGTACCCCACGTGAAGATCTGTCGTCGTCGAAGTGTAGTCCGAACCCGTCCAACCAGCATTGGCTTCGACGTTGACGTAGGGACCTGCCAGGGCAGCAGACGGAGCCACGATTGCAGCAGCGGCGGCGAGAGTTGCGATTGCAGATTTGATCATTGAAATTACCTGTTAGTTACTTGCGGAATGGTTACCCGCAGATGAATAGGGACTCGACTGTCCCGTGTAAAGTTTCGTGACTAAGCACGAATACCTATTTAGTGTATACTAATTTCCAAAATTTGTCAAGCTAGTCGTGAAAACCCACCAACTTTCGTAAATTCTAGACAGTGATTGAACTTATCAAAGAGTTCATTCTTATGTGAGATGATGAACACATTTGCATCTTTGATCACAAAACGGACAATCTTGAGAAATTCTTCTGTTCCAAACCCATCCAAAGAAGAATCAAATACTTCATCCATGATTAGTAGATTGGTGACAACGCTATTCTTCATACGGGCAATCTCCCTCCAAGTAAACAAGAGAGCAAGGTCAATCCTCATCTTCTCACCCTCACTGAATGATGAGTAAGAAAACTTCTCGTGAACTGGAGTTTGGATCTTTTCATTGAACTCTTCATCAAGGGTAAAGTTGATGTAGAAGTCCATACGTTGAAGGTAATCGTTGACAAGTCTATTGATCGTAGGAAGATACTTCCTAATGATCGAACTTTTGACACCATCATCTTTCAGAAGAAGTTGACCTTGAGTTAGAAGATCAAATTCATCTTTAGTATTTTTGATTGTTTCAAGTATAGTTTTTAGACTCTTTTTATATTCAGATAGTTTTACATCTTCAGCACTTCTGTTCTCAAGTCTATCGGTAATGTCCTGAATTTCTGATCCCAGATTTCTTTTTCGCTTTGTTGAATTAGAAATCCGAATATTGAACTGAGAAATTTCATTCGAGAGGTTAGTAATCTCCTTTTGCAATTTTAGGAATTGTTTTTCCTTTTCTTCTTCTGCATCGATCGCCTTTCCAATTTGGGCAAGACTATCTTCGTGCTTCTGTAAGAGTTGCTGGAGATGTTCAATTCTATTTACCCTAAAAGAATCTTCGATAGATTGAGTACAGGTAGGGCAGACCGTATTATCATGGAAGAACTTGATTTCTTCTCCACTACTGTGCTTTTTTGATTGTAGTTTTGCTCGGAACTGTCCAAGTTTCTTTACAGTATCCCCTGAAGAAGTATAGTCTTTGATAACTGTTTGGAGGTCTTCGACTTCTTCAATAAGATTGATGACACTCTCTTGATACGAGACTGACTCCTTATCCAGTAGTACGATCTCTTCCTGTTTGGCAGTGATATCATTCTGAGAGGACTCCTCAATGGTTTTGATAAAGCGTTTCTGCATCAGAATTTTGTCTGCTACAGATTCCTTCTTCAAGTCTAGCACCTTGAGGTTGTCTTTCGCGTCCTTCAGTTGGAGTTTGATGATGTCCAACATAGTGGAGAACACCTTGATGTCCAACAGGTCTTCAATCACCTCACGCCGGTTAGCGGCAGTGAGTTGCATAAAAGGAACGAAAGAAGCAGACCCAAGAATAACAATCTGAGTAAACGACTTGTAGTTGAGTTTGAGTATCTGTTTTTCCAGATAGTTCTGTTGATCATTTGCAGAGGAATCCTCATTCAGTTTAGAACCATCTCGGTAAATTTCAAAAATATTAGGTTTGATCCCACGAACAATTTTATACTCCCGTTTTCCGACAACAAAATCAATCTCTACAACACAGTCTCGTTCATTGACAGTGTTGACTAGTTGAGGTTTGTTGACTTTACGGAAAGGTTTTCCAAACAAAGAAAAAGTTAGTGCATCTAGAATGGTGGACTTACCTGCACCATTCTGTCCAACAATCAAGGTATCCTTGTTTTGGTTTAGACTGATAGTAATGAACTGATTGCCGGATGACAAAAAGTTTTTATAACGAATTTTTTTGAATTCAATCATCCGGTTGAACAGGAATCACAAGATCATCTTTAGTAATGACGGTGTACTTTGTACCCGTACGTTCACATGCAGCAATTGCTGCTCTGTCGGCGATGTGTATGACCTCCATAGGGTCCTTACCATCAACCTCTAACATCATAGCATATCTTTCTGCATCGTCCTTCTCAGTAAAGAAAAACACAACCTTCTCCCCCATGTCATTGATTACGGCAAAAGCACCTTCTTTTGGTTGACCGTTACTGGGGGTGATTATGTGCATTAGATTACTTCACATGCGTGTTGATAAGTTGTTCTTAGTATATCTTTTATTCGTGATTTATTTAGTTCTGTCTCTAAATCATCAACATACCTATTGAGAAGAGTCATGGTGTCTTCTGTCTGCTGAACAATCTCATCATCCATCGCAATCATTTCTGACCGCTCAATAATTTTGATCTCTACAGGGTTTACTTTTTGAAGAGATTCTAGAAAAAGATCAAACTCTTTCTCCTTACTCTTCTTGAACACAACCACCTTGACAATCTTATCTCTATACTCAGCGAACTTGAACAGTTGACGAGGAGTGTCTTCGTACTTGATAACCTTATACAACTCGTGAGAGTTGTTGATGTTCTTCATCTCAAAGGTTTCTGTATCAAACGTAATGCATCCTCTAGGGTCATTGACATCACTCCAGAACATCTGGTAAGGATTACCAATATAATAAATCTTACCGTTGCTAGACCTGGTGTGGAAGTGTCCCGACAATACCTTCTCAAACTTCTGATACACATCAATATCATTACCATGTTCCATGACATGACCATGGGTGGCAACAAAACCATTCAGTTCTAGGTGACCCATAGCAATCTTTGATTTAGTTGCTTTGATCTTCTTGTAGGTTGCGTCTCGGTTCTCGTTATTGATCCAAGGGATAAACAAGATAGGCAGACCACATACATCTATCTCCTCACACTGACTAACAATACGAATGTTGTCGTACTCTCGTAAGAGTAGATCGATAGTATTGATGTCGTTAGTGTTCTTATAATATGCGGTGTGGTTGCCCACAACAGACACCACAGATACTCCCATATCTCGGAGACGGTCAAAATAATGTGTCTTCGACCAGTCCAAAGAATATAAGTCAACACCTTTACGGTTGTCAAAAGTATCTCCAAGATCGAGAACAGTTGTAATGCCTTCTCTTTGAAGCATTGGAAAGAAATCTTCCTCATAGAACTTCAAAAAGTAATCATGATATATTTTAGAACCTTTTTTGAAACCAAAGTGTTGATCTGTGATGATGGCAATCTTCATGCACCGTCCTCCGTTTTATACATCCATTCTTCAGTATGTCCCACTGACCACTTATCAGAGTTTTCAACTCTATAGTTCTGTGTGCAGACTTTGAAATCAGGCATCTTAGTTTCTGCTGGAATAAGACTCATGTCTTTCCAGATAACACGATTGTTTGGTTGTGCCGCAAACTGACCATTGTCTAGTTTGATGATGTTGAATGATTTATGCTCTGGATCATCTTGACTAAACCCAGTGTCTAAAGTAGAAGATTCACTATGGCAGCAATCAATGGTGAACATGTACTCACCAGGATGCATCTGCTTATCTTTACCAAAGAATTCACACCTTGATAACATGGGTTTCTCAATTACAGTAAGGTTGTAATCAAAAGCATCCCAGAGTTGCAGGATGTCAAGAGACAGATCACCATGATCTTCTTTCCAAACAAATGCACTCAGAGGAAGTTTGTCAAACAAAGCACCATACTCAGGAAGCAGAGTCTCAAAGTAAAGTGCTTTATATTGAACACTTTTGACAGACACCCAGATGCCATCAGTGAACTCTCCGTGACCACGTTCATGATCGTAGAGAAATTCCTTCCTAACCTTTACAGGAACAGGAGGTAAGTTGTGAACTAGAAATGCCATTACTTTTTCTTTTGTTCAGTACTTCTGTATCCATAAAGTTTTGGACTGATTCTACCCTGTGCTTGATCAAATCTAATAAAATTCTTTTTGTACGTATCGTAGTAGTGATCAAAAATATCTACTGTCTTATTGCTCATAGTAATATCATATGTCTCTACACCATCAACCAAATAAGTAACTAGGTATGCAGTGTAAGGCAGTTCACTATCATTTGCCTTTTCTTTATCACACTTTTCAAAAAGAATGTTCACTTTCATCTTTCAAATCTACGTGATGGGGCAAGGGGTCGGCGGTAATTACGCTCATCTTCTTTTGCTTGAATAACAATTTTACCAAGCATTTCCATTATCCGAAGGACTTCTTCAGTTGATGCTTGAGGAATTTGTTCTTGCACAAATCGATATTTGGCAAAGAATTCTTCCCCATAATAAATGTAATCATCCACAGTAATTGTCATCGATAGTTGTTACGATACTGAACTGCGTCTTTGATTGAGTTATATTCAGAAGAACGATCTATTTCATCTGAAGCAAAAACTTCATCAAACCCTGATCGTTCAATGATCTTCTGACGGATCTCTAACTGCTTCTTCTCCTTTTGGATCCGACGCAAGAAGGCGTAATGAATAATCTGGGTAAAGTATGCAAATGGGTTCTTAGACTTCTCTGGATTGAAGTTATTGATATACTGAACACAGTTCTCAATTCCGTCACAAATCATGTCATCCTTGAACATGTAGTTGACGAAGTTGGGTTTGTAAGAAAGGTGGGTAGCAATCTTCAAAAAGCATTCCCCAAGGTAATTCGTAATCCTAGGTTTAGGTTTACCAAGGGTCTCAGCATCAGCAATAGATTGCTTGTACGCAATAATTGCTGTGAGAAACTCTTTGTTGTTTACATAATGTTCAGATCGTTTACGTGTCATTTTGTAGACATTTCATAGTATTATTATAGCACAGCTTGACAGAAGTGTCGATTACCTATAGACTAACTCTGTCAGGGTTCATCGGGAGGCTATAGCTTAGCTTTGAATATCTTTAGAAGCATCTTCAGCACTATAGAGATTCTCGAACGTCTGTCTTGCTTTATCAACGTTATTTACATATCCCATTTCTTTAGTAAGATCTGGATGTTGTCTAGAGAAACCAGAAGTAATAATCTGATTATAGGTAGCAATAACGAACTCATCCTTGATCTCACTGAGAGTGATGATACGGTTGAGATCGACTATGAATATATCTTCATCTGACATTTTCATCCAAGGTTCAAACTTATACCCCAACGGGGTATTCGCACCAGGGGTGCGAACCTCTTCACATACAACAGGATTTTCTAAGATAATTTTCTCATCATCATCTGCATTGATAATAACAGAAGATAAGATTTCTTCTCCACTTACCAGTTTGATGGCAGCAAGAAATTCATCAAAGGGTTCATTAGATTTTGACTTGGATGATGTCATAGTTGAATTTCTCTTCGTTATAGTATTTGATTCTTTCGATAAGATGATTCAGAGTATAGTTTTGCCTCTGATTCTTCTTGCAATCATCTGCTATGTCGTATAGAGTTGCTTTTAGTTTAGAGTCACTTTTCCTCAGAACTCGTCCAATCGACTGTAATGTTCTAATTCTAGATTTACTAGGTGAAGCAAAAATAACGTTGTGTAAATTTTTGATATTGATCCCGGTAGAGAATGTACCGAATGATGCAATGATAATAGCGTTTGATTCTGTTTCCGCTATACTCCGTACTGATTCTCTTTCTTCAACGTCCACGCCTCCATGGATAAAGAAAACTTTCCGGTCACTCCTATTTATGAGGTTGTAGAGAACCTCTCCGTGTGCGGCAACCCGACTAAACAGGATCAATGTATTGCCTTTGATGTCCCACACTAGGTTTTTGATGAAGTTGTTTCTCTTGTCGTGACCGATAAGATACTGAACTTCGTCCTCATACCTCTCAAAGATTTGAGGTTCGTGCTTTAGTAGTAGGACTTTGATATTCAGTGTAGCAAGATAACCTGCTTCTTGTAGTTCGCTGGTATTGATAATCTTGTATGATGGACCGAACAATCCCTCTAGCACCCACTTATGCGTCTGTGTGCCGTCTAAAGTACCTGTGAACCCATATCGATAGGGAGTGTCAAACATCTTCCCCATGATCCCTACAAGAGATTTAGACTTGAAATTATGTGCTTCATCACCTATAACAACATCAAACTGTCTAAACCATTTTTTGTCAAGCTTGTAAATTGACTGCCATGTTGATATAATGATCGGAAGATCACTATTCAGTTCTTTACCACCGTAAACTCGGTGACAATATTTTTCAGCATCCCAACCATAATCTATAAAATCCTTATACATCTGCTCTACTAGAGATGTTGTAGGGACAATAATTAGAGTTCTTCTTTGTTTAGCAGTATGGTATCTGGTGACTGCATAGATCATTAGAGATTTGCCAGATCCTGTAGGAGAGATAAGTAATCGTCTCTTCCTAATCAATGCATCATATACACCATCTATTTGATACTCTCTAGGTTTATGCCGAGAAATTGCAGTCAACCAATCTTTTACACCTTCCTTGGATATACCCTCTTCTTCCTGGTATGGCAAACCATAGTGCTTGGAGTTTTCAAATTCAAACGTATATTCGTATCTCTTACAAAACTGACAGAGTTTATCCAGCAGACCTACGTAGATTTCACGCTTCTGGATATTGAACAGACGTATTTTGCCATCCCAATACTTGCTCCTGTACTGAGGCATGAACTTTGCCCCAGGTACATCGAACGTAAATTGATCTTGTAGTTCGTATTGGATATGTGGATCACAATCTACGACTAAAAAGACTTCATTCTTTTTTCTAATAACAAGATCAACCATAACCAGAAGAGAATCTCCTCCACTCAATAGCATTTTTTATTTGATACGTTCGATTTGATACTTGTCTTAGAATTTCTTCTAAGTACTTCAGCATAGTATCGAAGTATTCAATCTTTAGTTTGATTTTAGATAACTTTTCATCAGACTCAAGATATAACTTGAGGTCATCTTTATCTCTGATTTTGTAAGGAAATGGTTCTGCTTCATATACAGCAGCAGTTGCCTTACCTGTGTAAAATTTTCTTCTATCTAACAGTAACGTGCTATAGATGTGCTCGTTCTGCTTTCGCATTAGAAGTATTGTATTATATAGTTCATAATACTTGGCGTGTAATTGAGGGATCTTCAAAGACTCAGAGTCTAGTTCATCCTGGTTCATCACACTATCTTTATTCCACATGCCTTGGATATACTCAAGACTACATGGATTAGACTTTCTTTCCATTGACATCGATCACATCATAAATGGTGTACTTGAATGATACCGTAGCGGTAAAATATCGTTCC